GAGGCGGAACTTAGGTCTAAGCCTGAAAATGTCAGGAAGATGCTACTGGATGGCCGGTGGGATGTGGTGGAGGGTGCCTTCTTCACTGAGTGGGACCCTGCTGTCCATGTCATCCGACCGTTTAACCCTCCGGAGGGGTGGCACCGGGTGATGGGAGGGGACTGGGGCACCCGTAGCCCCTACTGCTTCCTGTGGATCGCCATGAACCCCAATGGGGAGCTTTTCATCTATCGTGAACTCTATGGAGAGGGTAACCATGAGACTGCTGCTGAGGTCGCTCCCAAGATTAGACGGTTCGAGAGCATGGCTAACGAGGACATCCGGGAGAGATGGCTCGACTCGTCCTGCTTCGACAAGCAGGGCAACGAGGAGTCCATCTCCGACGTGTTCAGCCGACTCGGACTCCACTTTGAGCCAAGCAAGAAGCAAAACAAGAAGTTCAGCATCGACCGACTCCGCGACTACCTTAAGGTTGTCAATGGAAAGACGGCTATCCATTTTATGGAATCAGTACCAAATCTTATCAGAACGCTACCTACCCTACAGGTTGATCGTTCCAACTTCGACCAGTTCGACTCCACTGGAGAGGACCATGCCTGCATCAGTGGAAACACCACTGTAATTACGAATATAGGAGAGATAAGGGCAAAGGATCTTGCCGGGAAACACTTTGGCGTCCTCACCCCCGGCGGGGTTGTCGTGGACTGCCTGTGCGCCAAGACAGGTGAGAAGATGGTCTATGAAGTCCTTCTATCCAATGGAGAACGCCTTGAGTGCACTGATGACCATAGGCTTTTGACCGCAGGGAGTGGATTCGTCCCGTTGAAACACTTGCTTACTTGTGATATACTTGCATACGGAGGTCAAGATGGACGTGCAGGTCTTATCGCCAACGGTGCAGAGATTCAACGAGGAGAACTTCTATCTGTGCGGGAAATACTTTCAGCACAACGGGAAGAGGCTCCACCTAGCAGTCTGGAAGTTCCACAACGGCCCAGTCCCGAAGAAACATCACATCCATCATTTGGATGGGGACCGGGCGAACAACCAATTACTGAATCTGAGATTGATGCTTGGGCGCGATCACTTAGCCTCACACATCACCGAGGAGCGCAGGGAGTGGAGCCGGGAGAACATCAAGAAGGCTATAGCGGCAGCACCGGCTTGGCACAAGTCACCCGAGGGACTTGCTTGGCATATGGAACACGCGAAGGGGTGGGGGAGCAGGACCAAGTTGAAATGGTCCCTTGTCCCTGCAACCACGAAGATTTGTTTCATGTGCATGGAAACATTCGGGAGCAAGGCGGATTCGTTCTTCTGCAAAGCATCCTGCCGAACCCAGGCCCACAATCGTGGCATTACGGTGTCCGTATTGAAAGCATTAGGGCTAAAGCCGTTGAACCTGTCTATGACATCGGAGTCCCATTCGCCCATTGCTACACGCTCGGAAGCGGAGTAGTCGCCCACAACTGTGACGCCCTGCTCTATGGCATCCGGCGGGGGCAGAGGTCGGATGATGAGAACGCCCGCTCCCTACGTGCTAAAATGCTGAATCAAGCCCGTATGTCCAGATTTGGGCAATATGGCGCTCAATAGATAAAAGTCGCAGGCGACAAGGGGGGGTGGATGGATAAGTTGGCTCAGGAACGGATGATGGGTGCCCTCAAGACCGGCAAGAAGCCGAAGAAGCTCGCCCTTGACCCTGAGGACATGAAAGAGATGTCCAAGCTGGGCAAGGCTGGCTTCATCAAGAAGGAACAACGCGACATCAAGGCTGCCAAGGGGAAGAAATAATGCTCGGGCCACTGTTTCAGCAGACCATGAAGTCCCGCCTTGGTATCGGCAAGCCCCTTGAGGGCTATTCCATGAATACGACCCCCCAGTGGGGCAATATGCAGCCTGCCGCGTCAGCCAGCGGCATCATGCCGCCCAAGATGCTCAATGAGCAGTGGCAGCAGGCCCAGCAGCCGATTGCCTTCCAGCCGCGTCCACAGGGGGGCATCCTCCCGATGGAAGATCCCTTCAACCCCCGTGAGCGCCCCTACGAGCCGCGTCCTCAGGGTGGCGGGTATGAGAATCCTTTTGACCCTCGCACCCGCGACTACGAGAACCGTCCCCGTGGCGGTGGCATGGAACAGCCGCAGCAGGGTTGGGGTGGACAGACGAGTCCTTGGCGCAAGTTTTAAGGGGCAACCATGATCAACCCCGGAGCCGACAAGGAAGCCGTTGTCGCCCTTGTGACCTCTACCTGGGACCGCCTGAAGCGGGAACGCTTGATGAAGGAGGACCGCTGGAATGAGTGCCGACTCGCAGCAGAGTCCGAATTTGGCAAGACCTGGAAGGAACTGGCGAACTACCGCTCCAAGCGTTACATCCCTATTTCAAGCATGGCGCTCAATAATGTGTCAGCCAAGTTCGCCCAGATGCTCCTGCCGAAAGACTGGTTCAAGATGCAGGGCCGCACACCTGACGATGAGGCGTCTTCCATTCTCATGGAAGCTCTGTGCAAATATCAGATGGATAAGGTCGGACTCCGTCCAAAACTCACCAAGCTCCTTTATCTGATCGCACAGTATGGCAACTACCCGTTCAGCGTGAAGTGGCGCAGGGACACCATCACCGTCCCCGATATGGAGCAGATGCAGGGCGCGATGGAGCAGGCGATCAACCCAGAAGATGGGACGCTCGACTTGTCGAGTATGGCGTTGCCCCGCAAGGAGGTCCTGCTCTACGAGGGACCAGACCTGGTGATCGGCGACATCATGAACTTCGTGGTTGAGCGCAACCCGGACGATGATCTCTACTTCACACGCATCAACCGTTTCCATCGGACCAAGGAATACCTGGAGGCGACCAACGAGCCTGACGAGTTCGGCAATGTCCCCTATGAGGGCGTCACCGATCTGGTCAATGAACTTCGGCAGCGGGAGACCTCAGATAACTACATGCGGCAGTCTGATGTCGCCACCGGAATCCTGATTGACGAGACGCCTGCGGTTGAACTGCTGGAGATGTGGGGCAACTTCCATGTCCGTGGCAATGACGGCTCCATCCAGTCCTTCAAGAACTTCCGTGCCGTGGTTGGCAACCGTCGCGTCCTGATGGCCTTTGAAGAGAACCCCTACGCCCACGGGAAGATCCCGTGGAACCTGGGGCAGTTCGGCAGCGCGGGTGACCATACCTATGCGTATGGAGTGCTGGAGCAGAATCTTGGCATCCAGGATGATGTGAATGTCCGTTCCAACCAGATCATCGATGCCCACGCCCTGGCCCTGAACCAGATTTGGAAGTATCGGGATGATGGCGTCATCGACCCTGAGAACCTGATCAGTGCCCCCGGCACGATGATCCAGGTGCAGGATCTTGCGAATGTGGTGCCGATCCAGTTCCAGGACTTCACTGCTCAGGGGATGCAGGAAGTCGCCTTCATGCTGGACCAGTTCAACCGGTCCACCGGAGCGCAGCTCCCCATGATGGAGCAGAAGGGTGGTGGGTCTGCTACCCAGTCAGCCATCACCGCCCAGGCTTCCCAATCGAAAGATATGGAGATTGCCCAGCACCTGGAGCATACCGTCCTGCGCCCGATTCTGGAGCAGTGGGTTGGGTTGAACCAGCAGTTGCTTGACGATGATCAGGTTATCCGGGTTGCTGGGGACGCCGTGACGCAGGGTATCACCGATCCAGACACCGGGATGCGGATTGAGCCTACTGGCCCCCTGACCATCAAGGTAAGCCCAGAGCAGATTGCCGGTGCCTTTGATGTCCACCCGGTGGGCGTCAGCAGCATGGCGGCTACACAGGCTGAAGTGGGTAGCCTGATGCAGTTCGTCCAGTTCATCACGCAGGGGCCGCTGGCGATGTATCTCAAGCCTGGACCGCTGATCAATGTCATTGCCAAGAAGATGAAGATTGACGATGCCTGGCAGTTCATCAAAACAGAACAGGAGATGTTGTTTGAGCAGCAACAGCAAATGGCTATGGCAAACGCTAGAGAAGAGTCCGGAAAGGCTGACGGAGCAGGAAAGGGAAGCCCTGGACCTGCTGGCCCTGGACCCTCGAATGATGGCCTTCAGACGCTACCTGGAGGGCAAAATGTGGGAGCAACTGTCCCAGATGGTGTCGAGCCAGGGCAGCGAACAGGACCGATGGCAGGCGCAGGGGGGCTATAACGCCCTCAGGATGATCGCGCTGAGACTGGACAACGAATAGCCTATTGCACCATGATGGTAGAATTACATATCGCAAGCGGTAGCGTGTACCGCAGTTCCAACCAGGAGGCACTAAATGCCCGACGAATTTGAAAACGAGATTGGCGAAGAAACGGAAGAAGGCACTGAGGTTGTAGAGTCCGAAGCTGAGGCAGAGGAAACCGAAGAGGCCCAACCCACACCGCCCAAAGTCAAGACGGTTCCTCTTTCGGAACTTCAGGCCGAACGGCAGTCCCGCCAACGAGTGGAGCAGGAACTACACGCCTTGCGTATGCAGGCAGCGCAGTTCCAGTTCCAGAATCAGCAGCAGAAGCAGGCTGTTCTCGACCCTCAGATGGACGAATTGAGGAAGATCCTCAAGCCGATCATTGATGCTGAGATGGAACCTGAGCGCCAGCGCCGTGAGGCACTGGAACGAGCGGTCCAGCAGTATGAGCAGGTCACCCAGGCCGATACCAACATTCGCATCATCCAGAATGAACTTGGTAGCGACTGGGACGCAGCCCGGCCCCTGATGACTGAATACCTCGAAAGCCGTAGCGAACGCACCCGAAACGCAGTTCTGGAGAACCCGGACCTGTTCATCGAGAAGGCGCGGGAGCTGCTGGCTGCTTCTCGTAATACTGGCTCCAAAGTCGTAAAGGCCGTGCTGAAGTCCAAGGCTAAGCACGAGTCTGGCGACTCTCCTAGACAGAACACCTCCGGTTTTGATCCCGCTACCGCTTCTGAAAAAGAGTTCAACGCTTACCTAAGGAAGCGCGGCATCCTCTAAGGAACTACCTAAATGGCTGCGAACACTGTTTCTAACCATGCCAATCTTGGCGTCTTTGTAAACCGCACTTGCCTTGCGGTTGCACAGCCCATGATCCTCACCTCCCGCTTCGGGCGGCAGGAGAGCCTTCCCTCCAAGAACTCCAATGTGGTTAAGTTCCGGCGCTATGAGCGTCTGACCCCTACCTCCGGCCTCATCCCCGGCACCGTCAAGTCCGTTGCCGAAGGCACCGTGCCTGGCGATGTGAACCCCACCTCCACCGATGTGACCGTGACGCTTGCCCAGTATGGCAATATCAGCCGTCTGTCGGATGTCGTTGGCTTCACCTCGTTTGAAGATGCGAACGGCGAATACATTAAGCGCAACGCTGAGAACATGGCTCAGACCATTGAGCGTGTCTACTGGGCTGGCATTTCCGCTGGCACCCAGGTTTTCTACGCCACCGATAGCATCGGCGGTCTGGGTACCTCCGCCCGTAACACCGTGGCCGGTAAGATCAATGGCCCCGCCCTTGACAAGATCATCCGCACTCTCCGCAAGGCTGACGCGAAGCCCCTGAACAAGCAGTTGAACCCCAGTGGGAACATCGGCACCCAGGGTATCCGCGCTGGTTATGTCGCCTTCATCACCCCTGAGATCAAGTATGACCTTGAGCAGAATGTCTCTGGTTATATGGATGTCAGCAAGTATCCTGCTGGCGGCTCTCAGGAAGGCGAAGTCGGCGCTTACAAGGAAATTCGGTTCTTCGAGAGCACCCTGGCCTCCAGCTTCGTGGATGTCGGCGCGACCAAGGGCACCGGCTTTGCTTCGGGCGGCACTGCCACCAATAACGACGTGCACCTCTGCATCGTGTTCGGTGCCGAAGCCTACGCTACCGTCAAGCTCGCGGAAGCCAGCCAGTCCTACTACATCCCCGCGACCCAGACCGACCACAGCAACCCGCTGGGTCAGTTCTCCAGCATTGGGTGGAAGGCTTTCTGCGCTGCCAAGATCCTGAACGAGAACTGGATCGTTCGTCTTGAAGTCGGCGTCTCTGCCTAGTTTGGATAGGGGGGCTTCGGCCCCCCGTCCTCCCTTCCCATTCAACTAAGGAGATTTTCAAATGGCTGTTGGCGTTCTCACTAATGTGTCCTGCGATGAAGTCGCTGGTACCTTCTCTGCCACCCTTACGGCTGACGGCACCCCGTCTGCCTGCTCGATTTTCATGGGGTTCAAGCCCCGCGTGATCCGTTCCACCCAGGTTTCCGGCACCGTTGGTAACGGCTGCATGACTTCTGCTGACATTGGCATGACCGCTGGCTATATGGTCCAGACGGTTGCCAACGGGACCACGACCATTGTCACGAGCAATGGCTACACCTTCCTTGATGGCTCCGAAGCGGCTCCCGCTGCCAAGGCTACCAACTCCCCCGCCTCCAGCGGCCCCGGCGTCACCCTTGGTACCAGCGTCCAGGCTACTGCCTCCGCCGCCTACCGCATTGAGGCTTGGCGCTAGTATCCCGATAAATCGGGCCGAAATCCGGGACGCCGGGTTGGAACTCCCCCTTAATTGGGGGAGTTCTTATTTATGTGCTAAAATAGGGAGCGCCCCAATTAGCGCAGGAGCAAACCGCATGAGCGATATCCCTGAACACGAAGAGCACTTCGAGCCTCCCAAGAAAACCCGCAAGGTTAATCCCGGTGGGAAGAAGCGTGGTCCAAAGCCGAAGCCGGTGACCAAGAAGATCCCTGTTCGAGAACTGGAGCAGGACACTGAAGATGCCGCTCCTGTCGCGGAACCCTACCGCAGCCCCCAGGAGCTTGCCGAGTATGTTGAAATCACGGTCATGGAGCAGGCAGACGAACCGCGTGAGTGCTTCTTCAATAATGGCGTCCTGAACCCGATCTGGTTCATCCGTGGTCACAAGGTCATCATCCCTTACAGCTATGTAATGACGATGGACGAGATCAACGCCATCAAGATGCTTCGGCATGAACCCATTGATGGTACGCAGTTCCGCGAGTACTACCAGCCGTTGATGCGGTTCCCCTACATCATCCATCGGCGCGGCCTCACCTTCAAGGACTATCTGGATCAGTTGGACCGCTTCAAGAAGTTGCCTGATCCGTGGGACAAGGCGCGAGGGAACTTCCCCGTAAGGGCATAAAGAACCCAACATGGTAAAATCCCCGTTGTGGAGTTATCTGCAACGGGGGTTCTGCCGTACATGCAAAAGTTCCAGGGCACGGTAACGGACACGAACGGTAATCCAGTCGCTTCGGCGCGGTTGACCGTCTATACCGAGAATGTCATCAGCCCACTTCCGATCATCTATACGATCAACAGTGATACGACCATCACCGTAAGGCAGAATCCACTGCTCACCGATGCCAACGGGGAGTATGTCTTTGCCATCGCAGCCGGTCAGTATTCGATTGACGCGACCGGATCTAGCGCGGTCCTTAATATCGGCAAGACCATCACCCAGTTTGAGCCTGCCACCTCCTCATCCTCCAGTTCAACCCCGGTGGCCGTCACGCTCAACAGCCAGGTTTTTCTAGCCGATTCATCTTGGGTTGCGCCTTCTGGCGTCACTCAGGCAACCGTTACCTGTGTAGCTGGTGGGGCTGGTGGGCAGGGCGGTAAGTCTGGTGGTCTGTTATCCGGCGACGCAGGAAGAGGCGGCGGGGCAGGCGCTACTATTACCAGAACCGTTCCAATCAACCCTGGCGCGACCTATGCTATTGTGATCGGGACGGGGGGGACTGGCGGGGCTGCATCCAATGTAAGCGGCAACGATGGGACCGATACAACCTTTGGGTCACTTGTAACCGCGTCCAAGGGTCTAGGTTCTGGGGCTGGTGGGCGTGGGACCACTGCGGGGATCGGCGGTCCTGCCGCTCTGACTGTGGTAGCGAACACGAGCCAGATGATCTTCAATGGGCGTGGTGGGCTTTGCGCCGGCGGAGATGGTGGGGCCGGTGGTGCCAATAGCACTGGTGGGAACGGCTCCAATGGCGTTCAGATGGAAACCTACCTTGGTGGGGTTGGTGGACTTGGCGCTGGCGGGACAAACGATACTGCGGGTGGAGGCGGCGGTGGATCTACTCCTTACGGTGCTGGAGGTGATGGTGGATCTAGCGATAGCAGCCCTACAGTCGGCGGCGTGGGTGGTGATGCTCTTGCTGGTTCTGGTGCTGGGGGCGGCGGTGGAGGCTCGGGAGTAACCACCGGGGGCGCTGGTGGAGATGGGGCAAGTGGTCTTTGCATAGTAGAATGGGTGTCTTGAGGGGCTTAAAATGAAGCGTTGGTATGGAGTTGTGCAGGATCAGACAGGCCGCCCCATCCAGGGTGCATCCGTAGCCGTTTACGCCGCCGGAACCGTTACTCCACTGGTCACGATCTATCAGGCGGGTGGGTCCAGGACCGCACCGGCAACCCAGCAGAACCCGATGACCACGGATGCCAACGGGGAATACTCATTTGCTGCGGCGGATGGGAACTACGACATCAACATCACGGGTGGGTCTATTGCCTCAAAGACCATCCCCAATGTGATCTTTGTCGATGAACTGACCACCTTTCCAAGCCCCCAGCTTGGCACCGTCACCTCCGTCAGCCTTACTGCGCCTGCTATCTTCTCCGTCACTGGTTCACCCGTCACGGGTGCGGGGACGCTTGCGCTAACGCTTGCCAACGCTACGACTAACTACATCTTCGCGGGTCCAGCCTCCGGTGGGGCTGCTGCTCCAACCTTCCGCGCAATGGTTACGGGCGATCTTCCAGCCTTCGGAACTGCCGGAACCTATGGATCCGCTACCCAGACTCCCCAGTTCACCACAGATGTGACGGGGCGAGTGTCGGGTGTGTCACTGGTGACGATTGCCCCGACCTTCGCGAATGTGGCATCTAAGCCTACTACACTGGCTGGGTATGGCATCACTGATGGGGCATCGCTTACGACCGCCCAGCAGTTCACCAAGGCCCAGAATGTCAGCATGGTAACGCTGACCTACGGCGCTACCACCAACACGGATGCCAGCCTTAGCAATGTTTTCTATCTGGCCCTGACGGGCAATGTGACCTTGGCCAATCCGACCAATCTTGGTAGCGGGGGCGTGTATGTCTGGTTCATCAAGCAGGATGCCGCTGGATCAAGGATCATCACCTACGGGGCCAAGTTCAAGTTCGCGGGTGGTGTCGCCCCCGCTCTGTCTACGGCATCTAACGCCATGGATCGTCTGGTGGCTACTTATGATGCTACTAACGATCTCCTGTACTGTGGTCTCGACAAGGGATTTGCCTAATATGTTCACCTGTCCGGTCTCCGGTAGCGGCTTCCTATTCACGGGAAGGCCATCGGCTTCTAGCGGGACGGTATCAAACCCTGGCAACGCTTATGATCTCCCATCTTCCAGGCCGGATGACCCACCCTATCTGACAAGGGCAGAGGTAACGCTAACCACTGGCTCAACGCCCTCGGGTTCTCCCAATTACGCTACGGTTGAGTTCAATACCTTCCCATCGTGGTCAAAAACCAACTTCGCAACCTGCAACCTAACGATTGGCTTAACAGTTGGTCTGCGCGAACAGGCTGTAGGTTCAACACCCGTAAGGCCGGGTGAATACCTTACCTCGTGGGTTACTTCTGATTTGAGTATTGATTACCAGGTAGATGGATCAAATTGGGTCAACATCAAGCAATATACAACTATTGGGTCATCCCAGAACTCCGTGACTGATGCTGAAACGGGTGCCCAGGTAACCAACGGAACCACCCGGCAGTATGATACGACAAAAGAAACATTTTCTGTTGCTATTCCATCTTCTGCGTTCACTGGCAACCTGAACAACCTAAAGGTAAGGTTCAGGCTTGGGACCTGCACCAACATTGCCACTAGTTGCGGATCTTCCGGGTGGTATGATGTTTGGGGCATCAGGGCAAATTTAACCTAGAGGCGGATCATTAGCGTAGTTCAGTCAGATGCACTGAGCGTCCCGGCCGCACTCGACCTGGTGAACCGCGTCCAGCGTGAGTGCGGCGTTGAAGCCATCTCCAGCCTTGCCTCTGGTACCGACCGCTCAGGAGTTGTCTGG